CGCCAACTATCGAATAGAGTTTATTGAGAATGTTTATAAGGTAAGATTTTAGAAAGTGATTATTGTCTTTGTTGTGTTGTAGGTACTCAATATCTAATGAAAAGTGTCAGAACCTCTTTAATAGACGGGGAAAAGTTTTTTCGTGGATTCGGCATTTTAATCTAATTAAAAAGTTGTATGAGATAAATCGTATATAACATCATAAAGAATATCGTCATAATACAATTAGTTACCCATAATATTCAGGCATTTCTCCGTCCAAGAGTTTTTAAGAATAGAAGAGGAATAGGATTTGTGTGTTATTCTGATACTTATAGCACTTTATACAAAGAAACGAGGGTTCTATTTTCTGTTTGAAACAAGAAATGACCGTTACTTAATATGCATTCATGAATATTGCTGTCATTCGGATCGGAGTCTAATAAACGCACAGCTTCATCTTTATCTATAACTTGCATCTCCACACCTTGTATTGTTATCAAAGTGGCATCTTTGGGAATCTTCATAAGTTCATTTAATAATGTACTTTTCATAATACTCTAATTCTTGGCCTGAAGTCCCGTCAAGCATTTTTATAATCAAAAGAAAACGTGGGACATAACTGTCGCACCGAGGTTCTGGTAAAACCTATCCGCAAACAAGTTAAGC